GTCAGAACCACTGTTGTAATCATAGCCCGCTTGAGTCCCGAAATACGCCCCCGTTTGATCAGAAAGGAACATGAACTTATCGAAAAGCCCGGAAGCGTAAGATACCATGCTGGTTTCAAAGCTATCAGCGTCCATCCCATTGTTTCCAAAAACCCCCGTCCCATCAAGGCCTACGGAATAGAAGGCGTGTTTTAAATCCCCCCTTAAAATTGGGTTTCCTGGATCCGTAAAATCCGAGGCCCCATAGGCAGCGGATACGGAAAATATACCACTTGCGGTAATAGGGGTAGCCCACAGAGCAGTTGTACCGCCCGCATAAGAGTCAGTTTGAATTTCCTCGTAAGCGCCGATACTCATGGAATAAAGGTATGGGTACTGATCTACATTTCCCCCGCCACCAAGAGTTTCCGTCCAAGTGCCTGTAGAATTGGGGTAGTTAGAATCGTCGACAGTACATTCGAAAGTGGTGGCCGAACTGGCTGAGGAACCGTTTATTGGATTCCCTGCGCTGGACATCAAGGTATCCGTGCTTGTTTGCGAAAGGGGTAGAGGTAAAATTTCTCCCGCACTCAATGTATCATTAGTAAACCAAGGAACGCATATATCGTGAGCCGTGCCGCCGCTATTGACAACATACAACTGATACGAACCTGATGAGGGTAAGTAATACAATTTCCACCCACCTGAAGCTGAGGTGCTGTAACTATTTATATTCTCTTCCCATTGGAGCTTATACTGAGGGTAATTGGTCGACCCATAAGGCTTTGCGGTATAGTAGGGTTGCCCGTTATTCCAAGAGTTAATATGTTGAAAGGTTACGGTAGTGTTTGCTCCAGTGGTGGTATCCTGCGGGGGTATCACTAAATCAAAAGTGTCTGGTCCCACGGTAAAAGTAGACGAGCTACTGGTGGACAAGGGGTACAAAGTTACAGATGCGCTACCTGCGGCAAAAGGAGTGCCTCCTACTCCAGTTGTGGTGCTGGTCTCTCCCGTATTTATTTCAATGCCGGATAAAGGTGCGGTTACGGACCCATCGGATGACTTGTTGAGCTCGATTATATTATCAGAGGTCTCAATCGTAGTCGTGCTGATGGAGTTAGAGGATATCATGGTAACATCCCCATCGAATATTGCGTTACCCTTGACGTGCAGATTTGTGCCTACCTCTACGTCCTGAACAGTTTGGGCTCTTAAAGCTGCTAATTGACCTAGCGCGGTGAGAGATCCCGCCAAAGAGATATCGCCTCCTATAGAAACATCATTAGAAACTTTTAAGTCTCCATGTATTGAAACAGGCCCATTAAGGTTCTGTATATCAATACCCCCTACTGCGCTCGCTATAGACGCCCTCACGGAAGCTATGGAGAGGTGTACTTCTTTAATCTCTTCGCCGACGTATTTGCCGACTTTACCGAAAATATTTGTTGGAATTGTCATGTTAATTATAATTTTGCCAGTTCTAAATGTATTTGAAAATCGGTTTCATTACCGAACTCTGCCCTGAGCTCCGTAAATTGCTCATCATTGAGGTAATTTAAATTAGTCCACTCAGTGAACCCGTCTCCCAGCTTGACCCTCTTATTGGTCAAATCTAGGCCAAATTCTCCCTGAAAAAGCACGGGGTTGTTTTGTTCCCATGCCTGAGAAGAATCCCTGCGTACTCTGATCGATACGGGCATTAAGCGGGTTTAATGGGGGTTGGGTAATGTGTGCTTTCGAAAGGTTTCTTATAAGGAGTTGGGATTAAGGTATTTACCCGAGATCCGTTCGGCTTGGCACGGTATAGCTTAGTAATAGGCGCGGGCTCTCCAGTAGGGCTGTAATTACCTTTGTGCCCCTCTTCTACGGGCTGTACTCTTTTTATCGTCAATCTACTCATCGCATGGTTGTGTTTGGGAATCCCCTCCGTCTATTACGTAGCAAACTTGTAGATCCGGAGGGGTGTTTTCCGAGAAGTCCGCTTTGGGTATGAACAGTTCGGCAACGGATGCAGTTGACCCGTTGTAAGTTACCGTGACCTGAGGCCCTTGGTTCGGTGTAGCTGTGTTTAGTACTTTAACCTCTCCCATGGCGCTTATGCGTTCTTAATTTTCCACATATCCGGGTTCTTCATCTTCGAGTTCTTCGACTCTATTTTGAGGACCGCTTCGAGGAGAGCCATCGGCGATAGATTCTCAAGCGCGTTAACGACGGCCTTGAGAGCAAGAGTCTCCTCTGCCTTCGTGTCCTTGTCGAGCATACGCGCGAGGTAGCGCCCCCTCTCCTTTTGAAAACGTTTTTCAAGATGGAGAAAAGCTTCATCGATTGACAGCTTCTTTAAATCAGAGAGCTGGTCGAATATGACGATGTCGGACATTAAGCGACGGAAACAACTCTGCGAGTCTTGCCAATAACACCGGTAAGTGGTTTATAGGTCTTACCAAGCGGGTGGCAGAAGCTACCGAAGTTGGCGCCAAGCTGGCGTTTACCGCCAACCTCCAAGTTAGCTTGCTTGAATCGGTTAAGTTCCAATTTGAGCAGAGATAGTCTGGAAGTTCCGTCAGGACGGGTTTTGGACTTCTGGCTCGTTGCTGTTTTACTGTGTGTGTATTTATTAGCCATGATTATGCTAGGGTTATAACGGTATCGGCGATGTCTCCAGGGCCGAATCCCGCTGCGTTATAGGAAAATGCTCCGTAGGTGTAAGTTTCACCCGTTGGTACGTTCATATCGACGTACTCATCAGCTGATCCGGCGGTGTAATTGGCTACCGGGATGCTTGTTATTGCTGTGCCGGCCGCCGCGCGGAAAGCATCGGGGGTGAGAGCCGTTTGGTCACCGGTCGCCCGGAAAACTTCGACTGTATCCTGGTCGGAAATGTCCGCCGGGTTTGTCCATGATATTTTTACGTTAGCCATTATTGTTGTACTCCTTGTTGATACTGATTTTGGCCTTGGGGATTACTGTTCCCCATGCCTTGAATTTGTGCTGAAATTGCGTCGCCCTCTTCGGGCACTTCTCCCTGCGCCCCTTGACCTGCGCCCTGCGCATCAGCCATCAGCTTCATGATCTCCGCCTCGGATTGAGGATCGGGAGGAGCTGCTTCGGGGAGAAGTTCGTCGGTATTTTCGTAACCCAATGCATCCAAGATTCTCTTGAACATGGGACGACTGAATGGACGAATCTCGGGAGGATGCTCGAGGAATCGTTCCTGAACCTGAAGAGCAAGGTTGGCTTTTTCAATAGCCCGTTGACCTTGGTCCTGCGAAAGGATGACCTTGCAGTCCATCTCAAGGTTGGCAACTCTCTCGGGAGTCATTTCGGCAAAGGACGTAACCTCCCCCTCCATGTACTCGTAAACCTCCGCCTCGTCCATGGTTGCTATAGCTACCTTGATGAGTTTTGCGAGATGCTCCTCGAACCCTCTGACTATTCTGCGCATCCATCTACGGCCAATCTTGGAGGCTTCGGCCAAGGTGGCTTCCACTCCCGTTGCCGTGTTGGCTGGGGACAATGCTTGGTAGTCTCCCTGTGCCATGTTGCTAACCCCCAGCCAGAGCTGAACCATTCCGAATACGAAATCGATAAGCTCTTGGGTCTTGTTATCGAGATTGGGCATAGCGGAGAACGAAATGAAATCGTCCATGCTGTACTGATCCTTGAGCTCGAAGAGTTTGCCGGCATGAAGCTCGACATCCTCGGGCTCGTCCTCGACGGCCTGCGGGTTGACACCTACTATTGGGTTGGCAGAGAGTTCGTTTCGATAGCTCTCGCTGTTAAATTGTTTATCCACGTACTCTTGGTACACACGGATTCTCTCGGGCAAGCTCGGACCCCACCAGCGGTTCTTCATCTTGCCGATGGCTACCGTGGTGTATGGTGGTTGATTGTCAGGCGTGAGCTTGGCTGTGTACTCGTAGTACAAAGCCTTCTTCTGATCCACGTCTACGAACACGCAAAATTCCTGGGGGTGCCCCGTTCCCAAAACGTCTCGGGTGATCCAACACTCCACGATCGGAACCATGGGCATCTTTTCCTTATGATAGTCCCTGTTCTCCCTGGACTCCTCATTCTTCTCACTCTCCGTTCTCGGATTGGAATCCTTCTTGATCCCATTCAACCAATCTTCATAGGTGAGCCATTCCCGATTGAGGAACATTTCTTCACACCATCTGGCATCCTTGTCGTACAACTCGGCAATGAAGTCGGCGTATTCGAGATGCTCGACTGAAGAGGGGGCGAGGAATCTGTCCGTGTCAACGACCACCGACCGAGGACCTTTGTATTTGATCTGCTCGGTTGGCACTCCCTGGGGGAATTGTTTGAATTCATGCTTGCCGGGAACAAGTGCGAATGAAGGGTCGGCTTCAAGTCTAGCCTCCACCTCGCCGGTTTCGGGATTCATTTCGGGAATCACTCCGTCCTGCCCTTCGACCACCGGCCCGTGATCCAACAAATCTACGAACTCTTGGGTTTCGTTATCGAACAACGCATTGCGTTCCTTGTCGTACCACACTGATCTACGTTCTTCATACACGGATTTGAAGATTGCGGCTCGTTGCAAAAAGATATGCAGGTAGGACTCCTCGAGTCTTTCTCTGATCCTACCCTTGGTTTCGATCTTCCATTGGAAGAACCGATTGAATTCTTCAGCCATTTGGGTATCGGAGATACCTTGCGGTTTGAATTCGAAATAAGGACTCGTCCCCGTAATCTCATCCTCCGCTCTTGCGAGGAAGTGATCCACAACCAAGCTGGTCAGCGGTACGGGGGTGTTTGAGTTTGCATAGATGCTGTCGAAATCGTGCCGATCCTCCCGATTATTGAGGTAAGTCTTCCATGACAGCTTGTCGCTGTCTATGCGTAACTTGTTGTCCTCTTTGAGTTTCTCAACCCTATCCAAGGCGTATTCTACAAGATCTTCCTCTTGCTTTTCAGTTAATGTAAGATTCGTATCCTTCACAGTATATTATATTTCATGCCCAAGCTTATTAGCATAATCTAATATTTTCCGCATCTCAGCCACCCGTTTCATTTCCAAAGGTTCGAGCATGTCAGCCTCCTTCACCCAGTGCCAATTCTTCTGTTTGGCTAGCTCCCTTATCCTGCGCTCTTTAGCTTGTATAACCTTGCGTTGAGTCTCCCATTTTTTAATTCGGGATTCCAATTTCAAAAAGAAAGCGTTTTTCTTCACAAACCCATTGCCGATCTTCTTCGATTTATATTTTTTTAACTGGTCGGTGGTATTCGCGGTTGTGGTGACTAATCGGTTATACCTGTTGTAAACACTATAAGGTGAAGTCTCATTAGCCCAGAATCTGCGGGCTATCGGTACCTCTTTAAAATTTATATCGTCGTACTTAAGATCGCGGGGGGCTTCACCCGTAAGGGAATCAGCTCCGGAAAGTATTCTGAGAAGAGTGGCACCGACACCACCCGTGTATCCGTCGAATATGTGCTCCCAATCACTACCCGACATTTGGTATGCAAAATCTTCTTCGGGGTCGTATGGAGTGTTGGGGTCGAAAAGTTTCCTAATAGTACCGGGCGTAATTTCGTCGCCACCAAAAAACTCATTTAACCCACGGGCCATATCTACGAAGATCTGCCTGGTTCCAAGCTTTTCTCGGTATGCTCCGGGGTCTGGGTTCTTGTCAAAGGGGGCGGGTTCTTGGCTTATGGTACCTCCCCAGAAATTCTCATTACGCATTACATCGGCAACGGGAGCTATAGCGGACGGGATATAGGAACCGCCTATTGGGTTCAAGGTGGAATATAGTTCGTAAATATAGCCGGTGCCATTTTCAATAGGCCCGCTACCCCCCAGACCCATGTCCTGAGATATAACATTAGCTATCCTTTGACCGAGAGCCCATAAAAGGTTAGCACCCCAAGGTAGGGATATACTAGCACTGCTCTTACCTCCTGTGGGGTGCAGGATTAACTTAGTGCTCTTGTTGAAGTTGGAGTGGTCATCGTACCAATTACCCGGACCGTGCTTCTTTTCTTCGTCTTCGTCTCTCACGGTTGCCATGCGCATTGCAACGCCGTAAACCACGGAGGCTAAAATGATACCTGCTGAAATCTTATGACCCTCGGGCCTGAGAGCTAGTGATTTCAAGAATCTGAGATTTCCTTGGACACCCGCATTGAAGAACACGTAAAGCGATCCTATGAGAGAGGATGCGCGACCCTTTCGGTTGAAGTCCACGGTTATGTTTCTACCAGCCATGACGGCTTGTTGTACCGTGTACTTGGTCTTTTTGTTCTTAAGGAGGGACTTTGCGACTACTAATCTAATGGCGTTCTCCACGGCTACGTTTGCCGCTTCGACCGTTTTCACGATATCGGACTCCGTGAACTTGTCTCCTAGTCTTGCGAGATTCTCCCTAAACCCTGCGCCCTCGGGATTATTGAGCTGGCGCCTTACCTTGTTCATGGCGCGCGTCTCGGAGTCGGGAGCGGTAAACGCAGTTCTCATTCCATGGGCTTCGAAAAACAAGAACCAAGATTTCCAATCGTTATCATCAATCTTTTTTAGGGCCTCCTCTTCAGTCATACGTGAGAATTCCTTGGATCGAAGACCCTCTTGCTCACTACGCTCTGCCGTATAAATTGATTTCAAAATCTTCCCGTACTGGCCCGTCATAGCTTTTTTGACGTCCTTTAATATGGCCGACTTCCCATCTTCCGTAAGGTTGAAGGCCGCCCCCAGCGCATCTTTTACGGCATTGGAAACAATGAAATCGGGGTTCCAGGAAGTAAAGGTTTGAGATAGGAATCTGGTAAAAGTATTGATCGGGGACATCCAGGCGGGTACGGATGTAGAATGCATACCCCCTAATTCTCCAACTAGCCTGGCACCTTTTGTGTCATTGGCATCTTTGATCTTAAACTTAACAAATTGAAGCTTACCTTTCTCTTTTACTAGGAAGAGGCTCTTATCATTGAGATCCAAGGGTATGTCACCTTTTCTGAATACGAGCCTCGTGAATTTATTACCAAGCGAGTCCTCAGTGGAGCGCATAACGGGGTGTATTTTTTCAACCTTGGGCATCACCCCGTCGGGCGCTTCCTTGTGTACTTCAAAGAAAGAATCAAACTCGGTGAACAAGATTTTCAACTTATGGGGGTCTGCGATAATTTGAGAAATCTGATTCGCTTTTATGAGCTCGGTAAACTTATCGGACCACTCGATGTCTTTGATCTTGGAGGGGTCGTTAGTGATCGTCTCCTCATGCTTTTTCAGCTCTAAGAACATCTCGTAAAACTCTCTTACTCTAACTCCGGGCTCGGCTCTAGCTCCGCGCATAACCGCTTCATCGTGAGCTAGGAAAGCGTGAGGTATCGCGGATCTTGGGTCTGGTCTATTTTCACCTTTACCCTGCCTCCTGCCCATTTTGTAATCGGAAACTTTATTACTCTTGGGTGCGTTCCAACCCTTGGATCCCATACCTCTATTATTGATCAGGTCGTCTAAAGATTCGTGATCTTCGTAATGGTAGGGGTTGTCGTGAAACCCTCTCATCGGAGCGTAAAAATAACCTTCTGGTGGTAAGTCGTTCTCCAGGGCAAATTCATAGGCTTCCTTGTTCTGGATAGCCATTTTTTCGAAGATACTCTTTTCGGTCTTCTTACCATCTTCGGAAATCTTGCCTTCGGTAGCTTCTTTCCAAACCGCCGCTTCATCCTCATCCAACTTCTTGGGGTCGATGTCCAACAGTCGTTTGACATGCTTGGCAAAACCTTTCCCGTCCTTAGCTCTTATGGAAGTGGAAATGAGTTTTATAGCTTCTAGGAAAGTAATCTGCCCAGTCTCGTATTGAACGGATATGGTTCGGGCATTCATACTCTGCCAGAGGCCGAGTACATTGTCATCACCTTCCAATAGCTTATCGAGCTTGGGCCTCATATCTTTTATGGTCTCGGCCGCTTCTTTGTTGGTGTACCCGGCATAAGCGAACTCACCGTCAA